AGTATAAGGCATATAATAAGAAACGTCAGGCAACACCAGAGTATAAGGCACATGAGAAGAAACGTAATGCAGAACGCCGTGCTAAGAGGAGGGCAGAAACAGGATATGCACAGGGATATTCTCAGGCAAAGAATAAAACAGAGAGACAGGAAGTGGGTACATTAAAAGAGTTTATATAGAGTTGCGGATAGAATGAGAGAGTTACGCTAAGTTTGGGTAAAATAGTAGTGAATATCACCAGCATTTAAAAAGGCTAAAATAAACATAGATCAGATGTGATTAAAGTCTACACTCTATCGTCTTCAGATTCCCACACACAGAGAAAATATCAGAGAATCGCCGATTATACCACACAACACACACAAAGTCAAGCGATTTATTTAGCTTTATTTAGCACAAAGTACTTGACATACCCCAGCCAGTTTGGTATACTAGCTATGTTGAATCGGAAAAGGGATAAAGAATGCCAATATCAAGAACGCTAATACAAACCAAGACTACACCATCTAATCATATCAAGTATCTGCTTTGGCAGACAGACCATTATGCATATGAGATAGAGCTGATCAATCGGACATCTGTCTTTAGAAAGACCGTTCCATTAAATCAGATGGCGTTCGAAGAAGCCTGTGAAGTGTTCACTAACAACTGGTCAGAAGAGTCATTCAAATCGGCTACCACAGAGAGAGATTATTTACGGTATGCTGTAACAGCTAATATGGATAGTGCTTGACAAATGATGTTGTATGCACTATAATGGTTATATAAGATAGAGAAAGAGAGACGAATATGAGATACTACGAAGACAACGTGCCTGCCCATACAATAACATGGAAACAGTCAGCCACCGTATACAACGAGTGTATGCGCCGTGCAGAGGACATACTTGCATCGTCTATCTTTGCGAGTGTGGTCGATGAGAATGATATGTTCACGCTTACTGAGGCACTGGTAGAGAACTATGAGGTGACAGAGAATGATTAATAAGAAACGATTATATATTAATGATAAGGTTATGTCTAAGTATGGCCAAGCACGAATACTTGAAATAGACTTGTATGAGGTACACGCACCTGTCGGTGAGTCTATTTCATTGAAGTCTGTATGGGGAAACCTTAGTGATCGATGTGTGTTTACTTTAGATAACGACCATTGGGTATACGGATACCAGTTGGAGCTATAGGAGTGTCACTATTAGTCATACTGTTGATGGGATGGGCTGTATACATGGTGCTTACATCGCCGTTGATAACGCTTGTGTTTCTATTCAAAGCTTTCGTAGTGATGGTGTTAGGAATAATAGCATGGTTCGGGTTGATATTATTATTAATATAATGCTCGAAACTGCTTGACAAAGGTTGCCCTATGCATTATAATGGTAACATAAGATGAAAAAAGAGAGAGACTTCTGGAACTGCACTGATGCAGTTAGGTCATTTGACACTGCTAGTCTTTCTCACTAAGGAGAATTAGTCTATAAGACTTAAAAGTTTGAGAAGAAACCATTAAGGTTGGTTGGCCCACGATGAAAGATCCAAATATATTATGGTGTGGGGGTTCATGTTGGTTTCTTCTCAATTTATATGCAGTTGGAGTACAACGAACAAGACTTGTGTAAATCTATAAAAGAGTATCAAGTCGGGATATGAGTTGTATGAGGAGACACGGTTTCTGCCGATGGATATCGGATGTACTATGTGTCCACTGACACTCTCGCACTTGAGACTGATCATCTTGAGTGAGGGGGGAGCTTATTAATAAAAAAAGAGAAAGGGGGCTTAGAAACTGGCTAGCTAATCGCAATCTATAAATGCAATAAGGTGTCTTTGAGATATTTTCTAATAACCTCTACTGGCCACAGAAAGACCCCCCCCTAAAACTGAGCGCTATTCGATTGCACTACCCTGTATAAATACTAAGGATATATGATGAAAGTACTGAAAGAAATAACCGAGTGGGATTCTTCTGATCAGCTCAACCATACCTACATTCTCAATGATAAGTCCAGACTCATTGGGTACATACCATTCTCAGAGACTAAACCCAGTTGGTTCAAACAACCAATGAGTTTCTATAAGTCCAGAAGAAAGTTTGTCGAACAACCCCAACTTGTAAAAGAATTATCATGAGCAACCCTCAACTAAGTTCTTTTGATACCAATATGTTAAACGCAATTCGTGGAGAGATACATCACCTAGAAAGAAGAATGGTGGTTCTCAGAGAAGATTCTAATGACCGTCCTAAAGAGCTCAAAAATTACCCGATAGTATTAGAGTACCTTGAACTAAGAGTCCTTGAGATAGAGTCTCATGGACGAACAAGGTCGTTCTGATGTATACATGGGTAACACGCAAAGGGGATAAACAAGCATCTCTACGTTTATCGGAGGGCAAGTATAAAGGTGTTGTTTACCAATACGGCAAAGTCGCATTACCACAAGAGGATGAATTAAATTCCAAAGGAGACTTGCAATTTCGGTTTGAGTATACTATACTGGATAATGCGAATATTGATAGAGAAGAATTCGGAGAAGAGTTCTTTAATATCATTGGTGATATACTAGTACAGATCATCGATGAACACACAGAGGAAGAAAATCTTGAGTATAGATCAGACGATTGAACGAACAACACTTTCAGAGCTTGTCGGAAACGAACAGTATGCGAGAAAAGTATTACCATTCATAAAGGGTGAATACTTTGCAGATAGAACAGAACGAATAGTATTCGAAGAAATACAGAAGTTTGTAGAGAAGTATAACGCACTCCCTACTAAGTCTACTCTGGAGATAGAGATAGACACACGCAGAGATTTAAACGAGAATGATATTTCCCGAATACTGGAAACAGTCAAGTCGTTGAAAGCTGACAAAGAAGTCAACTATGAATGGTTAGTCGAAACCACAGAGAAGTGGTGCAAAGACCGAGCAGTCTATAACGCAATCGTTGAGGGTATCTCAATCATAGACGGCAAAGACAAAGCTCGTGGCGCCGATTCAATTCCAAGCATACTCACAGACGCACTCGCAGTAGGGTTCGATAATCATGTAGGTCATGATTACTTAGAGGATAGTGAATCTCGATTTGACTACTACCATACGGTAGAGGAAAAAATCCCGTTTGACTTGGAGTTTTTCAATAAGATAACAAAAGGGGGATTGCCTCCGAAGACGTTAAACATTGCGTTAGCTGGTACTGGTGTCGGTAAGTCTTTGTTTATGTGCCATGTAGCAGCTAACTGTATGTCTCAAGGAAAGAATGTATTGTACATCACTCTGGAGATGGCAGAAGAACGTATCGCAGAACGCATTGACGCAAACCTGATGAACATCTCTATGGAAGACTTGCATGATTTACCCAAGCAGATGTTTGATAATAAAATCAATAAGATTATTAAGTCTACCTCTGGTAAGTTGATTGTCAAAGAGTATCCCACAGCGTCTGCACACTCTGGACACTTTCGTGGATTGATTAAAGAGTTGGCTATCAAGAAAACATTCAAGCCAGATATTATCTTTATTGATTATCTGAATATCTGCTCGTCATCACGATTCAAGGGAAATGCAAATGTTGGTTCGTACTTCTATATCAAATCAATCGCAGAAGAACTACGAGGACTTGCAGTAGAGACTAACGTACCAATCATGAGTGCAACTCAGACAACTCGTAGTGGGTTCTCTAATAGTGATGTAGGTCTGGAAGATACCAGTGAGAGTTTTGGCTTGCCTGCTACTGCTGATCTTATGTTTGCGCTTATCAGTAATGAAGAACTAGATGAGTTGAATCAGATTGCAGTCAAGCAACTCAAGAACCGATACAATGATCCGTCAGTCAATAAAAGATTTGTGATTGGTATTGATCGTGCAAAGATGAAACTATATGACATTGACATATCTGAACAACACAGTCTTGCAGATGCAAATCAGACTAAGAGTAAAGAGGATGACTTTGATACACCCGTTTTTGACAAGTCTAGTTTTGGGTCAAAAGCTTTTGATGGATTTAAAGTATAATGAACTCATACATTACAGTATACGATCAAGTTCTCTCTGATGATCAATGTGATTACTTTATTGATAAGTTTGAGAAAGATACTTCTGCACATGAGGTTCAGAACAATTCTCATTTTTCAGAGGAAGGTGAAAGAAACGCAACACTCACTCAAATTAATATGCTTCATTCTCCGAACACTATATGGAAAGAAGATGTTAATTTTCTAACGCAAACTATTGGCAAATGTGTCGAGGTCTATAAAGATCAAAATTACATTACACCCTATCAATGGCCTGACAAGTATTCGTTAGAACCCCCTAAGATGAAAAGGTATCTGGCAAATACTTCTGATGAGTTTCCACCACATGTTGATGTATTGGATTATGCAACCGCAAGACGATTTCTAGTTATCTTTATGTATCTTAATGATAACATAGGCG